CATTCAGTAACAAGACTTGAGCTAGCAATAGCCGACCCGCACCCATACGTTTTAAATTTGGCATCTGTTATTAATCCTGTTAGTTTATCTACTTTAATTTGTAACTTCATTACGTCCCCGCAAGCAGGGGCTCCTACCATACCTGTACCTACATCATTATCGTCTTTTGCAAAACTACCGACGTTTCGTGGGTTTTCGTAGTGGTCAACTACTTTTGCGCTATAAGCCATATATTAATCCTTTTTGAACATAGTCAAAATCTTTGACTGAATGTTCTTTGCAAACTCAGGTTGAGGGAAATTCCAACCGATAAAAGCACCTAGTGCTAACCAAAATAGTGTTTCTAACATAGTATATACTCCTTGTATGTATTGTATTTATGCAATAGATTCTTCATCATCTAGTACGATCCAACCTAATTTTAATAAATCTTCTCGTATCTCATCAGTTACCATGCCCTCACCTACATACGCTTTCATCTTTAAGTAAAATTCTTGTTGTTCTTTGGTTAATTCACTAAATTGTTCGTCATCTAAGTTTTCATTATTTTTAATGCCTGAGCAATACCAATCGATGTAGTCACCCTTCTCTTGCATATCAGCAATAATGCCACCTGCGTGACGCCAACTACAACTCCAACGTTTTTCAGTTAGTATAGGCCATACATCATTTTTAGTGAAATCACGGTTACACATTGATGCGTACAAATTTTGTGCATATACATCATCACCTTTAACTTTGTCGATGATCCACTGAGTACTACGTAGGTCATACTCCATATTATCTTTTTGCCATTCTGGATCTACAATATTAGCTTGAGCCTGTTCTCGCCAAGTTTTGAACATATCTAAATATTCAGGGGCAGGTAATTTGCCAGCCTCTTCTTGGCGTTTGACATAGTTTTCTAATTGAAATGTATTTCTATCTGGACTACTGTTTATCATCTTCTACCTCTATCCAAGTGTGATCGCCTAACCATTTAACTTTGCAAATGTATTCATAATCAACTGGCTTACCAGCAGACCAATCATCGGGACCATTGATACTCAACCTAGTAAATTGTTTTCGTGTATCAAACAATAACCAATATATGTTACCATTCGATAATTGAAAATCATATTTAGCGGCGTGTACCATATCGGTTAAGTCAAGTCTATGCTTAATCTGTTCTGCTTGTTTCTGTAACACAGTAACTAGTTCCATGATTCTATCATATTCTTGCTTGGCGTGCAATCTTGCAACATTAAGCATAATGTCTTTATGCTTTTCAACAGGGACTAAATCAAACTTGGGTCCACTACTTTCTGTCGCATATGGTGTTACATTACGATTGAAGAAATGTATTAGCGACCCACTGCTAGTAGAATCATAACTACTAACACCGTTCGCTGAATTTGGTTTATCACTCATTAGTTATTATATATCATTATCTGATTTAGTGATAGTCTTTTGGGTATTAGTTTGCTTCTTGTGTTTACTATAAAAGATATGATTGCCAATCTTTGCTACTTGTTTATAAGGCCACAATGGATCAACTGTTAGATTATGAAAGAATAACGCTGAACTAGGTAGAACATCATTATAAGCATCATTAGCCATAACTTCATACGCTACCTGATGTGCTTGTTTATATCTTTGACTGTTAGTGTTTAGTTCTCCCTTACCTTCACAAACCCAACTAAATTGACATAATCTTACTATAACAGCCTCATCGTCTATTATTTTTTCTACCATATGTGATTGATATACAACTGCACAAGGAGTTTTAGCAAAACCGTGATTAACACGATTTATTACTACTCTAGCTACGGCGGCTTGACCTAGTATAGATTCACCTCCTGCTTCATAGAATATATTCTTTGCCATACACGCAAGTTGTTTAGGGTCTACTACCTTAGCTACAATAACTTCTTCCGGTTCTTCTTGTGCAGTAAACAGGTCTATAGTATCAGCAGTAACATATACACCTGTAATTATAATGAAGGCAGTAATAGATTTAAGAAAATTTAATTTCATAATTTATCCTTTTAGATTAAATCCCAGCAGTCACAATTACAACGAATTACATCGTCAATTGCTTCTGCTATGGTGTATGTTGATGATAAAAGAGTATTTGATATGTTATAGATATTCAAATTAGGCGGTGTAATATTTGCATATTCAGAACCGCTAAATGAACCTGGCGTAGTTGAAGTTCCATAATCTACTACTTCAATTGTTGAACTAGTAGAATTATTAGAACTGGTTGTGTTAGATCCGGTAGTTCCAACATCTGCCGGATTGTTTGTAGAATAATCTGGGTTAACTATGATTGAATCATTTGTAGTAGCATCATATGTAGCGATTGGAATAGTTCCTGTTGGTACTGTTTGTCCACCTACTACAACAGGAGTACCTGCAAGTATAGATTCTTGCAGATTAGTTAATGTATCTTTGATATTGTTATCTAGTGTTACACCCATCTCCGTCAATCTGTTTTGATTACGACTCTCACGCATCATAGCAACAATACTTTGACCACCCGGTGTGTTTAAATTACATATTGCTTCTAATGTTTGCGTATACATATGTGGCATAATGTTTTTAGCATACAACGGAATAGAATCAGTAAACGTATATTGTGCTGTGGGGAACAATGATAAGAAATCTTCTCTTACATCATCTAGTGGTGGTCTTAATGCACTAACTCTTGCACGTTGTTCAATGTTTAGTTGGTATCCAGTATCATTCCAAGAGTCATTAAGACTTTTACACTGTGTTGGCTTTGCTAATAAGATAACATCAACTTCATCGTTTGCTTGGTCAACATATAATTGTATAGGGGTGTTCATACCCGGCCACTGTGCAGGACCTGTTATAACGGTTCCTGCAGTGCCTTTACCATATCCCAATGACACGTTAGTTCCTGCTGTAGAGAAATTACCATTTGGTTGAACTGGTAAATCGTCAGGCGGGGGTAATTCAATATAAATTATTTCTTCTGGTGGAGTAGGTGCTGCCGGTGGTCCAACTTGCATTACCGATGTTTGGTCATAATTGTAGGGGGTACCAAAATTTGCACTTAAACCATTAACTCTACCAAAATCTCCCGGTATATCATTATCGTTTGTGCCTATAGTACAAGTTGCACTTGCACCTACGTTATTTGGTTGTATAACAATTAACGGTGGGGGTGCAGTTCCTCTACCATAACCTCCACCTTTAACGTCTACCGCAAAACTTATTGTGTAATACCAATCATCGATTCTAGGTTGTCCTGCAATTGGAGGAATTGCTGACGGGTCAGGGGCAATATACGGTTGAATCAATACGTTATATACTGACTGGGTAATGCTCATTCTTGCACGTTGGTATGTTACTGCAAGATAAGTCTCGTGGTATATGTTAAACAACTTCGTAGTAGCCACTTCATTTAACTTATTGTAAATGTTTATCAATGGACCATTATAAGGCAAACCACTCATACAACCAAAGAAATCACTCATCGTATATGATTGTTGTGGGCCACTACCTAGTGCAATCAACGGGCGAGCCGCATTGCGTAGATTTAAATTTGTAGGTACTTGTGTTCCATTAACATTTAGTCCTTTAATAGTTTCTAAGTTCATACATACTTGTGCAAACTTTTCTACTGGAACAGTAGTAATGTTTTTAATTTGACCAACTGATACACCAAACGCACCAGCCGCAGTTGCTACGTCAGGTGGTAATATACCAGCTAAATATGATCCAAACCCTACAGGAAATTGTTGTATTATTGTTTCTGCCATATTATCTTACCGCATTGTCAAATGTATCATATACTTTGCCACCGTTACCAGTACTGGTTGTAGTTGTAAGAGCTGGTTCATTAGTAACAGGAGTAGTTTGATTTAAGTTTTCTGAAATTTGAGGAGCACCAGTTGGTGTCTGTGTACCAATCTGATTTGATACTTGTGGGCTATTTAAATTACCATTCACACCACCACCGCTATAGATAGGATAGTATGTCTTACTATTAGTTACAGATTGTGTCGTATTGTACACTGGAACGGTTAATGATTGATAGCTATTAGGGAATAACTTTTTAGGATTCAATAAATCAGCAAGCGAATCTAACCCTGCTGTCTTACAGTTTAATGGGATTAATACTTCTGCAAGACCATCACCCACAATAAGATTAAATGCCCCGTATATTTTACGTTCTTGTTCTGTTGTTGCAGGACTTAAGTTACCTAACAGTTGACCTAACTCATCTTGCTGAATCCCAGATGCTAATAATGCTAAACTTACATTTTTTGTAAGTGCATTATTTTTTACCATTGTCAGTAATAGATTAGATGGTAATCCAAATGTAGAAATTTTACTTAAATCAATTGCTTTACCTGTTTTAATTAAATCTTGTCCAAATATGTTTGTAGATAGACTTACACCAGTTATATCTGCTGTAATTAAATCATTCATATTACTATAAGTGCCATCTAAGAATGTTTTACTATTATCAACTGAAAGTATTGCATTGTTAGAATATTCTGCATAACTATAACAGTTCATCCAAGATTGTAAAAAATCTCTATAGCCTGCTGGATTGTTAACTGATCCTGTTCCTAATGTACTATTGTAATTAAACTCCATCCAAGCTTGTAATGGCATAAGTCTTATATATGCCCATTGTGTTGCTGGGTTGGCTGTAGTGACACTAGATGTAACTGGTAAAGGACGATTGTTTTTATAATATGAACCGCCCCAGCCTTTTAAATCACCCAATGCAAATGTTCCTATTCCGTATTGTCCGATCTTTTGTTCCCAAGTATATAAAAATGATTTAGCATTACCTAATCCAGGTACTTGGTTATCAATTCTAAAATAACCAGGAGTTGTAGCATTGCCGTAGTTAGCAGTTATGTATACTCTAAAGGACAATCCGTTTACAGTGGCTATCTCCCAGTTTCCATTATAGAATCCTGCAGGTACTCCGGGGTCAAGACTTGAAATATTTGAACCTTCAATTAAAATATAAGTACCAGGTGCAAGTTGCGGACCACTACTGTATATTACCTCAAAGTAAATTGTATCTGTATCTGGTATAACACCTGATGTAATACTGGTAATGTTGACTGTGGTAGTACCACCACCGATACTTATTAGGTTGTTATAGGTTGTCTGATCGGGCCAGCCGTCATTAGGTGGTACAGGGCCTATATCTTCGTGCCCTTTATAAGCTTCATTGATAGCATATGTAATAACACGTAACACAGTATTTTGACATACTGATCCAAAAGAATATGACGGAAAGCTTGTGCTACTACCTGCATATGAAACAAAGGTAGGATTGATTTGCAATCCTTGTGCTACTAACAATGAGTTAAGACTATTAACTCCTAGTGGACTTTGTTTTCCTGTATCACTCATGGAACAAATACATCCGGGCTACCTTGTATCATATGATGGCCACAACTGTTACCTGAACCAACTCTAGCAACAGCTATGCCATCAGCAAACACAGTAGGACTACCATTTGTTACAATCGCACTTTTATGTGGACCCTTGAATGGTGCGTGGGGAGTGAGTTTGCTACCTTGTTGTCCAACTAATATTCCATTGGCAAACACAGTACTGGCGCCATTAATAATAGCACCTTTCATTTCGTTTGTATCCCCTATCCTACTTATTTGTGGCATTAATTATCCTAATACAATTTTCTTATCTGGTACTTTGATACCAGTTGTTGCTTCTAAATACTTCATTCTGACACTATCGTCAGTCTCTGCATAAATGGCAACGCTACTAGTATTTAGCTTGAATTCAGCCTTCGGATTTGCAGTAAATACGCTAGGAATCATTTGCATACCCTGCTGTGTGGGTGCAATAGAGACTGGTTCTTCAATTTGAATGAACTCACTACCTGCTTGAATCACTTTTGCTATCAGTTCTTCACCCGAGTTGAGTTTAAATGTGTATACTGTGTTTGGTTGTATTGCTATTTGCATTAATTACTTTCTGTTAATTTTTGTTTGAGTTCAGTGAAACCACCGATTAGTACGCCATCTAAAATGATCTGTGGTACTGTTCTTGCTGACGGGATTGCTTCAAGCAATTCTTCTTTAGTATATCCATCTCCGATCTTACGTTCTTCAAAATGTATACCTTTACTTTTTAATAGTGCCTTTGCTTGGTCGCAATAGGGACAATGATACTTACTCCATACGATTGCTGTCATTTTATTTTCCTTTTTTAATGTCTTGTCCAATATTTGGATTTTGGTGCAGTATGTTCTACTGTAGTGTCGTATTCAATAATTGTATCTTGTGTGATGTTATACTTATCCATGCCTAATTGGAGCTTTTCAGGAATCCAATAATCTATTCCTAAAAAATACCAGTGATCGTTACTATGATTTGTAAACTCATGTAAATCTTCTGCGTGAAAGGCAAACATCATACCCGAATTTAATGATATCTCATTGTTGTTTATTACAACTGATATATCAGGGGAGCTTTGTTTAGATGCTGTAAATATATATCTAGTTACATTTGTCTGGTAAGGTAAAGTATCCACGTGTGCTGAAATTTTACTTCTAGGAGGACAATCCCATACTATCATTCTACCAAATGGGCCTGTTTCTTTATTAAATTCTCTAGCTATTTCAAATAATTCTAGTGACTTTGTAAACAACGGATTATATTCATAACCATTCAATGCTAAGTGTATTGTACTTTCTTCATATAAAATGTTAAAATTTCTATTAACAAAATGTAATCTAACATCGTCAAATACACCCTTTGTTGTATTAGATGGGTCTGTTGTTCTAACCCCATTTTTATCTACACGCCAATTATTAGCATAATGCCAATCTGGATCAAGTTGTTTAGCAGTTTCAATTTCTTTAGAAATAGTTTCTGCCCACTCAGGGAACTGATGCACATTAAATATTGGGAAGTTCATCATATTCAATACTATCAGTCATTACACCGATTACATAGTTAGTTGATTCATTTTCTTGTAATGCTGTTTGTTTTTTACTTGTATCAACGTGTTTGTTGAACCAAGGAATAGGTGTTGTTTTAGGTGCGGGACTGTTATATCTAATACCAATTTCTTTTAATGCAGATACCGCCGTGTAATCAACAAAGTCTTTCAACACAGTTGCATTCAAACCAATGACTGGACCCATCTTAAACAAATACTCTGCCCACTCTTTTTCTTCACGTATAACATCCAAATAGAGTTGATAGACTTCTGCTTCACACTCTGACTTAACTTGTGCAAAACGACTATCTTCTTTAACTACTTGGTTAATAAGGTAGGCAGTCCAGCCTTTATGGAGAAGTTCATCTTGGAGAATTAAACTGATAATATTGCCATTACCAATAAAGATTTTGTTCTCAACCATTGCCAACGATGTAGCGAATGATACCATAAAGCGGAATGCTTCCAATGCGTAACTGGCGTGTAATGCCATATAAATTGCTTTGATGTGTTCTTTTTCGTTCACATCTTGACCTAACTCTTTGCGACAATTAACTTTGTGCAGTTCATCATAATAGCGACCAACACTACTTGCCATATCTACAATTTCTTTTGTATCATGGATAGTATTAAATACATCTTTAGGTACATTGTAAATGTTACGAATGATGTGACTGTAACTGCGACTATGAATGTTAGTTTCAAAGAAACTCCAGTTATAAATTAACGCTTCTAGTTCAGGTAATGATACTACTGGTGTGAACACTTGACTTGGTGCACGTCCTTGCAAACTATCTAATGCAGTTTGACGCAATAGGTTACTGGTAAAGATGTGCTTGACTGCATCACTTGCTTCTTTAAAATCACTAGCATCTTTGGTAAGACTAACTTCCTCCGGTACCCAGAAGAAACCACGTGCTGTTGTTTCAAAGTCTGCAATCTTTTTATATTTTACTTCTTCAAATCTTTGAATGGTTACGGGACCTTCCGGGTCCAAAAACATTTTTCTATTCAAATAATCTGTC